CATGAACTTTAGAACACTCAAGGCATTGTCTACAAATAACATTACGTATTGCAACATGCCCACGTTTACAAGGCTTTCCTGTAAAGTAATGAGTAAGACCCTCGGATCTTGCTTGTTGCAAAGAAATTAACTCTGTAAACATTTTATCTTCTATCGTGTGTTGAATACTCAAGTGTCGCAGCATCCAACGAAAACGGTGGGTCTTGACTATCTGAAACGAATTGCAACGAAACAGTGAACCCTGAGCCAATCACCTGTGTTTGGAATAGTTTCTTAAGCTTAGTGCCGTACACAGTTGTACCATAAGTAGCAGTATTACTACCATAAAAACCTACAGATCCTGCATTATTTGACAACGTAATTGTTGATGGTTGAATGCTACCAAAATCGTCAAAGTCATATTTCAAGTTGACTGATGTAGTTACAGAGCCTTGTGGATCTGTGTACAAGAACATTTTGTAGAAAGTCTTACGAATTCTTGGATCATTAATTGGAACGTATGGGGTGGCAAAGCTAGCAACAATGTTTGTTCCGTCAAAGCTATTACCACTTTCCATCTGATAGACATATCCGTCTTCGTTGGCAAAGACAATAGTTTCTGTTTGGTTTTTATAATCGCTATCAGCGACATAAGCTTTAATACCAGATGTCTCAGCCCATTCAATAACAGATGTGTTATCGCCTGTCTTTTGTGTACCAAGAATACCTTTAGCATTCTCATGAGTTATTGAAGAATTATAACCAAGCAATCTATACTGAGACTTCTGTTTAATAACAATACTGGCAAAGCTGCTGCTTGCTTGAATAAGCGATGTCATCTCGTCTTGGATCTGTTTAGATACAACGCCGAGATTCAAGTCACCAATTTTGTCCGTAGCACTAAGCAAGCGCAAACCTTCTGGACCCAAGAACATAACATCACCACCAATTTCTCGGATGGTGTCAGTGGCTACACAGCCAATGTGACGTGTGATTGGAAGCAATGTGAAATCAGCAAGGGTATTACCTGTCAGCTGGTTAATTGTCTTCTCAGTAAAGATGATGAGGATTTCACGAAATACAACAAGTCCTGTGATTTGACCACCAACACCAATAACCCCTGAACCGTTTGCCGGGTTTAAATCTGTATCAGTGTAAGGGGCTGTGAAGATGAGTTGATCACCTTTGGCAAAGAACATTTGATTCTTGTGGAACACAACAAACTGCGCACCAAGCAAATCTGTAGAACTGTCTACAAAGATAAAGCTGTTCTGATCCCAAATGAACGGATAACCAGTGCCATTAACACCAGCAATTTTCTCTGTAGTGTTGATGCGATATTTAGCTGTACGCAGTTTAACACCACTGCTATAGTTTGTAGACTTCCAAGTGATTGCTGCGTTGTCAGCAGGTGATGAAGCAAGTGCTGGATTAATAGCAACAGTGGCTGCGCCAGCTGTGACAGTGGCATTAGCGGTGACGGTATAGATCTTCTCAATACCAGCAACAATAAATGTGTCACCAGCCTTCGGAGCATCAGTAAGACCATCGATAGCTAACGAGCTTCCTGTCTGACCTGCGCCATTAACTAGCACAGTGCCATAGGAAGGTGTATTAATTTTAGACCACCCTGAACCACTTGTCTCATAGATGTCATTGTTGCGATAGGCAAGAACAGAGTCTTCCCAAACAGCAACGCCTTTGACAACACCAGCGTGGCTTGTGAAAGTGACAGCAGCTTTATCGGCTGGACTAGAAGCCATTGACGTTGTAAGCGTTAGCGTAGCTCTCTTGTTTGTATCATCAAAGCTCACACCACCAGCAGCAATTGTATATGTGCCTGTTACACCAGTAATGGTGAATGTGCCACCAGCAACAGGAGTTGTATAGATGTTAGCAATAATTAGCGTAGTGCCAGTTTGACCACTGCCTTGAACAAGCGGCTCACCATAAGCAGGAACAAAAGCATTTTTATATTTGCTAAAGCCTTCAATGCGTTTATATCCACCATCAGTGGAAGGCTCAAAATTCTTAAGTAGACGTGCGCTACCGGGAGCTTGTAAGCCCTGTTGCAACGGGGATAGGTTAGTGACTAAGCCACCGCTGAATTGAAAGGGATAGGTTTGCCATGCGTCAGCCATTAGTTAACCCTATCTCCAAAGTTGGAAGCTCTAGAAGGCTGTAGCATTCCTGATCGCATGTATGTATATCTATTGACTAACATCGTGCGCATACGCTTAATGCCCTCATCAAACTTAGACTTAGCAATAGAAGCAGATTGTTCATTACCCCTAAACATATATGCATAGTGCATCGCACCATCGACAATTACATGCCTAAAGCGTTCTGGAATATCTGGCACATCGTCATATAGTTCAAGGTCTACAGGAATGCGATAGTATTCGTAGAAGATTGTATAGGCTTGATCAGGTGCTGGCACAATACCATATTCCAAACTAGGAGCTTGGAAGACAGCAGAAGGTGGCCCACGCTTTGATGTGTCAGTTGTATATTCTTGATCGATGCTGTTCTTTAAATAATCATCATAAGAAAGCACAGATAGATTGACAGTGTTATTACCAAAGGTTGAACTTTCTTTAATGCGGAAGGTGTCAAAGTCAATGGTGTTGGCATCGCTAGGGAATGCATAGCGAGTAGTACCAGCAGTTAAAACTTCTTCAGCTAATACATGGTTGAAAGGCCACTCGTATGTATTATGATTTATATCACGAATAGCGGAATTAATTGCATCTTTGTTATGCGCATAAAAACCAGTGGCAGTAGAAAACGTACTCTGTGTTAACTCAACTTCATTAAGCCGTCTATTTACTTCGTTAACTAGGCTAAGGTAATTGTAACTCATACCAAACTTTCATTTAAATATTTCCAAGAATACCCACCAGCTTTATTTCTTTTATTCTTTAGAACTTTACAAATATGCGAAGCACTTATACCGACATCCTCTGATGCATTAATTATAGAATTATATATAACGCCATCATCTCTAATTATTTTTATGTTATGAGCAAGCTGAATAGCTTTATTGCGTTTCTGCTTAAACTCAGTAGACTTACTTAATCTTTTTAAAAGCTTAGACTTATCAGCTTTAAAAGCAGCAGAGCTTGCTAACGCTTTAGATGCTATTGATTTCTTATGACGGGATTCAACAGACTGAATCATACCAGATGCACCATCTCCACCATCTGTGAAATTAACAAGTGACCCTAGTCCAATGTCTAATCTGCCATACAAAGAAATTAATTCTTTTTCTAATTCAAAGGCATACCATTCTTGTAGACCAGACTCATAAATTTCAACTGTATATCCGTGCTTATTCACTGTACGATTCCACAAGGCACTTCTACCATGTATTGAAAACGCCCTACAATCTTTACCTTTTCCAACATAGAAAGGTGTACCACAATCTTTTTTACGATGAACATACACGTAAAACATTATTGTTCCTTGATGCGGAGTCTAATAACTCGCTCAGCTGTACTACCTGTATTGTCTGACATAGAGCAATAGAATTTATACTCAATGTTGTTAGTACCAAGACCTAGATTAATTGTGGCTACAGCACCGCTAACACTTTGTGAAACGTTCTGAATACCGTTGACAGTGTTGCCAGCTGTCAGCGCTGTCTTAGTGCCTGATGCATCATCAACATACCATGTAACGGAAGAAATAACTGCACCGCTTAACCAGCGTGACCAATCAACGCTGTAGTCAAGCACTTCATTTTGATCTTTATTGGGCCATCTAAATGACATATTTTTCCTTATGCAACTCTCACGCTTCTATCAGCGGAGGTAGTCTTTCTATACATGTACGTTTTTCTAGGCATAATCGACACATTAGCAGTACGTGTCGATGACGTAGATCTATTCTCAACATACGCTGTGCGATCTTCAGCACTCACCATCACGGTACGTTCTTTAGATGTAGACTTTCGCTCGACATAAATTGTGCGACTTCTACTATATAAGTGTGATACAGCATTGTAGTCGAATACACCAGCAGTAACAGTGACAGTACCAATGCTTGTTATAGCAGAAACACCATCGAAGGTTGGTCTAGCATTCTCTCTAATGGAGACATCGCCAACAAACCCTGTTGCGTAAACGCCAGATACTGCATACAAGCTGTTTGCTATGACTAGCAAATTACCCAATATAACATCGCTTTGCACACTAACGCTTGCAATGTTAGCGTTAGCAACAATTGTTAGACTTCCCACAGAAGCCAGAGATTCAACGCCGTCTACAGGGATTCGGTTAATTGACCTTACATCAACTGTACCGATAGATGTAGAAGAACTAACTCCAGCAACTTGAATGTTAGCGGCTGCTGTCTCAGTAGTATCTCCAACTGAAGTGGTGCTAGAAACGCCTGTAAGGGGTGTTAAAGCAGATGCAACGAGTGTGGGAGTACCTACGTAGCCTGTAAAGCTAACGCCGCTAATTGGGAACCTACAACCTAAGCTGAATGTTGGTGTGCCTACAAAACCTGTGGCAGATACACCAACCATGCTTGTGACAGCTACACCAACAACTCCAACACTGCCTACGACAGCAGGAGCTACTAAGCTGACAACAACGTGATTGGAGTCGCCACTAATGACAACACCACTATCACTTGTACCTACGGCTTGAACACCATCTGGGACGTATGCAACATTGCTAACACCATAGCGCACAGCACCATAGCGTCCAATGCCGTATATCGCTCCAGATCGAGTAGTCGTAGCCATCTACGCCACCTTAGGCGAGTCGAACGATGGCGTTGCTTGCGTCAGCTGTTGGGAATTGGACAACAAAGTCACCGTTGGTAGAGGTTTTGTCTCCACCAAAAGAGATGACAGCCACGGCATTAGTTGTACTAGAGCCACCGTCTGTTGTTGTGTTATAGATAAGAGCACCAGCAGCAGTGATTGTTGCGCTTGCCCATGTTGCATCGGCAAAGTCAATGAATGCGGTAGTGCCACTAGATGTGGGATCAATGTTTGTCAGCGTGGTTCCACCAGCTGTATATCCTGTACCAGTAACCTCATTCGAAGAAGAGTAGTTAGTGGTGGCAGCGTCTAAAGAAGCCGATGATGTGTACAGAGCAATCTTGAAAGTGTGACCGCTAGATGCGTTGAAGTCGTGCTTGCGCTCCAACAATTCTTTTTTAAAGCTTGTGCAAAGTGCAGAAGTAATAGCCATTAGAGAATCCTCTTAAATTGTATAAAAACGCTCTCTAATAGAGCATACAAACAATAAAGGGGCGACCTCAATTATGAAGCCACCCCTTTGATTTAACTAGCTATTAAGCCAATTGTTCACGGTCAACGGAGGCAGCTGTGCGAGTACCTTGATTAACATCAAGTACCAAAGCCCAGACACGACCAGCGATGATGCCGGGAGTACCAGAGATGGTAGTGACAACGTCGATGGTGTCGGCAGCAGTGACCAAACCAGCAGTAGTGCCAGCCTTGATTGTGTTAGCAGCAGCAGCATCAAAGTCCAAGTCATTGGCGAACACGGTAGTGCCGTCAGTCACATCCAATGTATAAGTGGTAACGTTAGGAACCACGGTATAGTTTTGGAAGCCAGCAGCAAGCACCAAAGCGCCAGCGGGAACAGAGATACCAACAGTAGTACCAGAGGCGTTAGCCAATGACACTTCTTTCTCAAGCAATACTGCCTGAGGACGGATAGATTGAGCGATAGACATTTTATATTTCCTTTAAAGATGGTAGAAAAGGGAGAGCGTTTTAAGCTCCCCCAGTTCAATTAGGCTGCGTTGTACTTGGCAGTAACCAGAGCTTCTGGACGAAGAATTTTTCTTCCGTACAAGTGCATACCACGGACGATGTCAGCGAAGCTGTCAGGGTCACGATAGCTTTCAGTCTTGGTGATTTGCTGAGCAGTTGCCACAGCAGAATCTTGACCACCAACGATCACAC